GCGTTCAAGACGGTCGGAGTGGGTGTGTCGCATGTTCAGTCCAGTCCGGTCAGGATGTCAGCGCCAGCCGTGAAGGTTCCGGTCTTGGTGTACTGCGTGGTGGAGCCGTCGGTCTTGCGCACGGTGATCGTCGCGCCGCTGATCGTCACATCGTTGCGCAGCGAGGTCGTCTCCAGCCACTCGGTGCCGGCGATCAGCGCCTCGTACACGTTGGCCGGCAGCACCTCGCATTCCACCCGCACAGGCAGTGCGCCGGTCGGGTGGCAGAAGATCACGAGCGGCCCGAGCGTGTTGGTGTCGGTGGAGTCCAGTACCGCGTAATAGATGCCGTTGCTGATGTGCGTCGCGCCGCCGCTGTTCTTGTTGGCGAGCGTGGTCGCGCCGGCCTTCCACAGCTTGATGTCCGTGTTGGCGATGGTCAGTGCGGTCTTCTCGGTGTTGCCATCCGTCGAGTCGACGAAGTAGCCCAGCGGGATCTCCTGACTGGCCGTGCTCTGCTTGAGTTTGATGGTCATGCGATCCCCTGTTGCTGGAGATTATGAAGGAACACCGGAACGGGGGTACCACCCCCGGCCGCAACATCAACCTGCCAGTTGTCGTGCGTGCGAGTTGCGGCTCCACCGACGAAATACCCGCCAGGTCGGCCGGCATTGGTGTAGGTGGTGTCGGTCACGCTGATCCGCTCCACGCCGTCGATGAGCACCTTGATCGAACTGCCGGCCATGCGGAGTTCAACGATCTTTGCGGTTGTGGGCGTGTCCCCGGTGTAGGTGCCGATGCTGGTCGTGGTGTCCAGCCGCCACTCGCCGGCACCACCGTTCCAATAGACGGAGTAGCAGGTGCCAGTGGCAGTGTCGATGCGCCCCGCCGGACCGCCAACATAGTTGCCGGCGGCATCTACCACCATCGTCATGAAAACGCTGTAGTCGGCCGATGGCGGTGTGTAGGAACTGTAGAGGAGCGGGCCGTTAAATACGGCATCGACGGCCGCGTTTGACTGAATTGTCACCGCGCCAGTGCTGCCGGGCGCAGTCGTCCACGAGTGCCCGCTGTCGCTATTGCGCGAGGTGATATCCGTGCCATTCGCGGCGGTGAAGGTGTCGTTTGCGACGATGGTCATCAATAGACTCCAGCGCCGGCTGCGAAGCTCGGCGTCGCGTTGCCGGTGGACTCCCACACGCGGCGCGTGAAGGTCTTGGCATCGCCGTTGATAGACGTTCCTGCGAAGGGATTGGCGCTGGCACTCACGCCGGTCGGCACGTCCTGAGTCACTCGGGTGATCGACTCGGAGAACACCGAAGCAATCACGTCCTCGTAGGGGAACGGCCACAGCTTCATGCTGGTCTGCACGGTCTTGTAGTTGGCGTCCCCACGCTCGCTCAGGAAGGCGCCGATGGCGTACCTCTGCTCGGCGCCGTTGCCGCCCTGGCGCCGCACCGGGTAGGTGATGCCGCTGGTGAGGTTCGAGGTCAGCGTGAAGCCAGCGATGCCGGCAAAGCCGCCAGGCGCTCCGGTGCCCGTGCAGTTCGTGACGGGGATGCTCCCGTTGCTGCTCGACTTCGAGAAGCACTCGGCGCCGCCTGGGCTGCCGTTGTTGAACCCGACCACGAAGCAGTCCACGATGCTGCCCAGCGCCGCGCCGGCACCACCGTAGTTGTCGTACCGGATGCCGCCGTACTCCGCGCCGCAGTTGATGACGCCGCAGCCGATGTGCTCGACGTTGCGCACGCTCTTGGGGTGGTAGAACGAGCCCCATTTCAGGTCTTCGGGGTTCTGCCCGCCCTTCTGCGGCAAGTGTGGCGAGTCGATCTCGTAGCAGTTGGCGAACAGCACGTCCTTGCACAGGTCGTAGCTGCTGGTGTTCGAGCCGTAGAAGTTGAACGACGACGTGGGCTCGAAGACGGGGCCGAACGGCATGTAGGAGACGCATCGGCGCAGCACGGTTGATCCGGCCGGAGACGAGCCGCCGCCCGTGCCGCCCTGGTAGGCGTAGCGAGAGCTGCCGAAGTGGTGGCAGTCCTCGAAGACGTTGCCGTCCCCATACGAATAGGCGCCGCCATACTGGTCGCAGCTCTTGCGCTTGACGATCAGGCGCGTGGCTCGGCAGTGTGTCGCCGAGCCGTACTCGACCAGGGTGTTGTCGTTGCCGTCGCCCGTGCTTGCCGTGAACGTGGACTCGATGATGAAGCCGTCCACCCACACGTACTGCTTGGAGCCGAGATTGATCGGACAGTCGCCGTACCCAGATGGCGCGGCGCTCATCGTGATGCGAACCCCGAATCGGTTTTCCGCGCGGATGCGCGTGTAGGCCCCGGCCGAGCCGTTCGGGATCGTCACCTGCACCGTGCTGATCCAGTTCGCCGTGCCGCTGTAGGTGCCGTCCTTGACGATCACCTCGCCGCCGGCCGACATCACCGAAATCGCCTTGCCGATGGTCAGGTACGGGTTGCCGCTCGTGCCGTTGCCGGTGGTGTCGTTGCCGTTCGTGGCAACCCACTTGGCCGTAGCGCTGTTTGACCCCATTGCCGCGTCATACAGCGCGTCATAAGCAGCGTTCTGCGCGGCTGCATCGTATGCAGAGCCACCGCCCCCGGTTGTTGCCGACAAATCACCCGCCGCAACGAGCGCACCGGAAATGCGCGTCGCTGCGATCGGGCGCAATAGGCGGAACCGGGTCATGGATCACGACAGCGTGAGGCTCAGCGTCAGGCCACCGGGGCAGGATACCGATGTGGCGCCGGAAGGAATCACGTTGTTGGTGACGTTCAGGTCTGAACCCGACGTACCCACCGAACCGGAGATGATCGCCGTGCCCCCGGCGTTGGTCAGCCGGAAGTTGTCGATCGTGCCGGCGATTGGCGTGGTGTCGTCCGCGATGGTCGTCGACACGGCCACGGAAGGGTTCGCCGAGGTGCCGGCGCCGAACGCGCCGCCCGAGGTCTGGAACAGCAGATCCGCCAATGGCGTCGTGCTGGCACGCAGCTGGAAGTCGCCGCCGGCCAGAAGCGCCGTGATGGCATCGAGCGCCGCCTTCGGCGCAGAATTGTTAAAGGTCAGTGCCATGGAGGTTCTCCTGGGGCGTGGAAGGCTTGCCCTCGATGGGTGCCTCGGGTTGTGGAATCTTCTGCACCGGCAGCGCCGGATCGAGGATTTCCGTCGACCCGATCACGTTGCCGGCAGCGTCCTTGAAGACCAGCGTGCCACTGATCCCCACTTTCATCTTGACCTTCTCGGGCGTGAACATCAGGCTTCCTCGACCTCGGCGCCGGAGATAAGCCCGTCTTCGCCGTAGTTGTACTTGAGCTTCTTCGTGCCGCCGGGTTGCTTGCCCTTGGCCTCGGCCATCGCGCCCGCCACGGCCTGCTTCACGATGTCGCGAATCATATCGCTCTGCTTGGTGCTGTCTTCGCGCGCAGCGATGGCCTTTTCCTTGCTGGCGTCGAGCTCGGCTTGGAACTGGATCTTCTCGCGTTCGAAGTTCTGCGCGTCCTCGATCTGCTTCTGCTGCGCCTGCGCGGCCGCATCCTGCATCTGGGTCAGCACCTCGTCGGAGGGCACCACGTCGTCGACCGGCAGTTCCATCGCGCTGGCCACCTCACGCAGCAGCGCCGCACGGTACTTGGACGTGATGATCTGGCTGTCGATCGGGTTGGCCGTCATGCCCAGGAACTGCATGCGGCGTTGCTGCGCCGACTCGCGGATCAGGATCGCCGCGGCGCCACGCGGGATGACGATGTTGTCGCCCTTGATGCTCTCGTCCTTGTTGTAGAGCATCTCGTTGTTGAAGGTGACGTTGATCGTCGGGGCGATCACGTTCATGTCCACGTTGCTGATGGCGCGACGCAGGCCCTTGGCCGCGTTGTTCATCAGCATGCTGAGGCCCTGCGCCGTGTCGCCCGCGCCGGCGGCCACGCCGTTGCCGTAGGTGTAGCGCGGCACGCCAGTGGCGTCGTCGGCACGCATCTCCCACTTCTCGTAGAGCAGCATCAGGTTGTTCGTGTTGTCGTTCGGCTGGAAGAAGCCGATGCCGGGGTTCACGCCCTGAGTGGGGTCGCTCTTGAGTTGCCACAGCTTCCACGGGAAGATTTCCATGGTCTGCTCGCCATCCGCCAAGCGGTCGGCGTGCACCCAGACCATAGGACCCGAGGCCATGCTCATGTTGTTCGCCTGTGCACACGCAATGGCGTTGCACATCTGCTGCGGTGTGCTGGCCAGGTCCGGAATGCTGCGGCCCCAGAACGACCCGGGGATCTCGTCGTAGCACGCCTTGAAGTACGGGCGCATGCTCAACGGGTCCGGGTTCAGCCGCGCGTAGAGGACATAGCGGCCGCACAGCAGCACGTTGACCTCGTACTCGCGGGTCTCTTCCAGATCCTCGGCCACGCCCCACGACATGAGCTTCCAGCCGGGGACGCTACCCCAGTAGTTCAGCGCGTCGATGACGCCCGGCGGCGACAGCCACATGTAGAGCGTCTCTTGCTCCAGCCGCTGGCGCTCGGCCTCGGTCCACAGCCAGCCTTCCAGATGGCCGTTGTAGTAGTCGCGCAGGGCCTGGTCGATCTGGTCGTCCTGATAGCCCGGCACGCCCTTGAGGTCGTGCAGTTCCTCGCGGCGGAAGCGCACCCGTTCAATGAAGTCGCCCTGCTGCGGCGAGCGCGACTGCGGCGCCGGGTAGGCGTCGAACGGGCTGACGCGCTCCCAGGTCGGCGCAGGGTCGTTGCGCACGATGGGTTTGAAGCCCTCACCCCATTCCAGCGTCTTGTGGCGGGCGTAGACCGGACCCTTGAGGATCGCGGCCGGGTAGGTCACGAAGTCCTCGATGAAGGCGTCCATCGCCTTCTCGTAGTTGCCCTGCGCGAGCCGGTCGGCGATCTGCCGCTCCATGCGCTTGGCGCGCCGTTCGGCGGCCTTGGCGACTTCCTTCTCGGCCTCGTCGCGCAGCTTCTCGCCCAGTTCGCTGACGAGCCCGCGGAACTCTTCCGGCGCCATCACGCCGCCGCCGGCCTGCGCCGTCTGCTGCATGATCTGCTGCGCCTGGTTGATGGCCTTGCCGACGATGCCCTTCTTGATCGGCATCGGCAGATCGGCGATCGGCGTCGGCGCGACACCCCACGGCTGCTCGCCGGCGGGCAGCAGGATCTCACGGATCCAAGCCGACGCGGCGCGGCACTTCACCTCGGTGAGCGGCGCCCACACCATGTTCATGCCGCCCAGCACTTCCTGCATCTGGGCCTGCTGCGCGGCGCTGTAGACGCCGCGGCGGGCGCGGAGGTCGGCCAGTAGCTTGAGGTCGATCTTGACCTTGGCCAGCTTGTTGCGCATCCACGCCTGGCGCACGTGGCCGGCGAGTGCGGAGGCTGCCTGCCAGTGGTCATCCTCGTTGAAGAGGTCGGTGCCCTCGTCAGGCACGGTGGCGTCACGCTTCTGTACCTCGGCCAGCCCCAGCTGGCGCACCAGAGGGTTCACTCCGCTGGTTGTCTTCGGCGGCATCGCCGAGGCCAGCCCGCGCGATTGCGGCGCCATGGGTGCGATTGGGCCAAGACTCGGGACAGCCATGAGGCCGGATTATGCACAGGTTCCGCAATCCGAGACAAGAACGCCTCCCGGTGGGAGGCGTTCAGGGGCTGCTTGGTTGGGGAAGGGGTTTCAGGCCTCTACTGTACCACGGCCACACTACCGTGACCAAATGACCGTTCTGCGGGGCACTGGCTTTACCCGGGCAACAGTCACTTTCCGGTCAATCAGGTCGGGCACGAAGGTCAGGGCCAGCGAGTCGGCCTTGTCAGGCGATTTACCCCCATTTTTCTTTAAATCCTTCTTACTTTGCAGCTGAATACGGAAGCGCGCGTCATAACCGTAGTCCAGGCTGATCAGCTGCTCGCCCAGGTCGTCGTCATCGGGGATCTGCCCGTTCTCCAAGAACTCGCGCATCTTGCCCCAGCACTCGCTGCGCTGGTTGAAGTACTGCTTCTCGTCCTTGGCCGGCACGCCCCAGGTGACCGGGATCAGCGCCGGCAGGCCCTGCATGCGGCGCAGCGCCGAGTCAAGGTCGGCGCCGTTGCCGATCGCATCGTAGGCGATGCACGAGATCGGCCCTTCCTTGCGCACGATCTCGAAGATCCGGCTGGCCAGATCCACGCCGTCGAAGCCCGACAACGCGACTTGGAAGTGCACCTTGAGACCCTGGCGCAGCGTGATGACCGAGAAGTCGTCACCGAAGCGCGCCGGGTCGACGG